CATTGACCTTCCGTGGTACCATGGAGAGCATAGTGCCGGTCGCTGGCCAGCACTATCACGATGCGATCACCCGACTGTCTCCAAGGGCGAGGAAAACTGGCCAGATTGCCCAGACGATCTGCCGGGAACATGCGTTGCCCTAGATGGTGATGGACATGATTGTGCACCAACCTATGCCATGTTTTTTTACCTTGGATGAAATTGGTGTAGCCAGAATCAATGAACCAAAAATCTCGCGAACTTTTCATGTAGGCCAGCAAAAGTTCTGTGTGCTGATTGCCGTGGACCACTAGATCTCCTTGATCGTGCAATTCGGTGGCAGTGATCGCAGCAGTGGCCGACCTATCTAGTTGAAGGGCCACGGATTTGGCCATGCCCTCTACGGATCCTATGTCCTTGCGACTGACCATCGGTAATCGATCATGATTTTCGGCCAGCCATCGACACAACGGCCTGTATAATCGTTTGTATTGTTTGACTATGTTTTCGTAGTAGGATAATGTGTCTGCTTTGAGCAAGATATGGACCTGACCAAAATCCACTGACAGTACACCGGTCTTGGAGAATTTCCGTTGATGTTTGTCAATATATTCTTGTGTCGCATGCATGGTGCGTGGCAAAGCCCGGAGATATCTACGCAGCATCTGGCGGGCCAATGGTTGGACTATCTGTTCTGGATTTAGAAGATATCTCAAGATCGCCAGCCCAAGATATGATCGTTGTTGACAGTCTGTAGCACCCGAGCACCCCAGCCCAGCAGAGTGTCCAGTGCGCCCGCAGTGTCGGCATGTCCCACATCTTTGTGTTTTTTATCTTCTATCACTATGATAGGTCGATATTTTTTGATAGTGATTTCCGCTCCTGATAAAATCTTGTTTTCAAATCCTTCGCAATCTATCTTGATATAATCTATCTCGGGAAAGTCCAGAGAATCCAATGTGGTCATGCTCGTGGTACCCTGCCCATAGGATTTGATATCTACATGGCTATGACCGGTATTTCCTTCCGTTATGATCATGTCTACCGTGGTAGTGATGTCTCCCAATGCTAGATCCAGTAATTCTAAATTTGGGGCTGTGACATTGCGTCTTAGACATTCGCAGAATTCTGACACCGGTTCAAAGGCAACGACATTGATGAAACTTCCGCAGAGATCTTTGGTCCAGAGCCCAACATTGGCTCCGATATCGAGGGCAAGATTTTTCCTCGGACACAGATCCATGCTGATCCGTCTCACTTTTTCTTGATACACTGGTGCTCCGCCTTTGCTGACATGCTTGGTCAGCATTTCTGAAAAATGTGTGTCTTGATTGGAGAACCACCATCCGTGAGACTGATACATGATCTAACCTTGATCTGATATTTGTTGCCAGTACGGATGATCGAGGTGCCGTTTAATGTCTTTGGCCAGGCTTGCTCCCTGGGTTTTCCGACTCCCTTTGGCATGATCCATGCACAATCCCAAATCACTGTTGATAAAAGGATGGCCTGCTAGATTTTTGTCCTGCCATGCTGAGTTGAGATTGTGGAATTTGTGATCAGACTGATATCTTTTCCTTACTGTGTCCCAGATGTAACTGTCATGCCATTCGGGATGTTTGAATATTTCATCAGTGTCATACATTGACCGAAAGTCGTCTATAAACATCCGGGTGCCGGAGTTGTCGAGATTGTAACCAACCCATCCACATTCACTGTGATAACTTTCGCCCCGGCCAAGATAGGATATCATAGCATCCTGAGGACACACCCGAGACAACCATGCATGATCTACCACAGAGTGTGTGCGAGTGTCTGCATCTAGCCAGATCATCCATCGATCCGAGAGCATGCTGGCCCCCAATGCCACGCTGAAAACTTTGTAACTGAATCTCACAGCGTCCCAACGGAATTGTTTCTTGGGATTGAACACATCTGGTGGACCAGCACGACCATGTGCCAGATCGTTGTTGGCGTGACGCTGGACAAAACTACGCAGTCCAGGACTGTTGGCTAAAAGATTAACAGTGCTCACGTTTGGTCGAGTGGTACGAGGCCGGCAATTTTCTGCGTACACCACGAGATCAACGTCTGTGGGCCAATATTGCTCAAATGAGTCGATCATGCGTTGGCCATAGGTATCTAGGCCTGATTGATTGAACGTGGTAATTACTGTGTATTTCACAGGGGTATTTAGTGATCAAAAACATAGCCTATTTTCCTTTGCAGGCAGCTGGCAACAGTGGCCCTGTGATGGCTGCCATGCTGGAATCACTGCGACACGCAGGAATTGGCACTGAAGAGAACAGCATGACCTCAGATGCTGCGATCATATGGAGTGTGTTGTGGAGTGGACGCATGTCAAAGAATCGCGAGGTGTATCAGCATTATCGCAGCCTGGATCGGCCCGTGATAGTGATAGATATAGGTTCTCTGCAGAGAGGCGTCACATGGAAAGTGGCCATCAACAATATCACTGCTGAGGGTTACTACGGCCACACTCAGGATCTAGATTGGGATCGTCCTGCAAAACTAAGGATCAATCTTAACACAGTTTCTTGTCCAGGATCTCACGTGATAATCACCGCCCAGAATTCAGCCAGTCTGCAAGTACAAGATCTTGTGAGCATGGAAGCCTGGATCGCACAGCAGGTCTCCGAGATACAAAAACACACGGATCGTGCGATCCGGGTACGGCCACATCCTAGATGCAGACTGGCGGTATCACGATTACCCCCAAATGTCGCTGTGGAGTTTCCTCGTCAGATACCCAACACATATGATTCATTTGACATGCAGTTTGATTGTCATGCTATAGTAAACTACAATTCAGGACCGGGCATACAGGCCGCCATCCAAGGTGTGCGGCCCATTGTTGACAGTTCTAGCCTGGCTCATCCGGTGTCGGTAAGTATACAGGACATTGAAAGACCCTATGACATCAATCGAGATCAGTGGCTGGTGGAGATCTGCCACACTGAATACACCGTTGAAGAAATTGCACAAGGCCTATGGCTAAAAAGGCTCAGAGACAGGCTGCACTAAACGGTACCGTGGATTGTGCCTGCGTGATACACGGCAGCAAATATGATTGGTGCTATGTAGAACGTCTGTACAACATGGTCAAACGCCACAGCACTCGTCCAGTGAGATTCCATGTTTTTACTGAGTCTGACAGATCTGTACCTGATTATATGGTCAAGCATGTGTTGCATGATTGGCCAGGCATAGCCGGACCCAAGAAATCCTGGTGGTACAAGATGCAGATGTTTGAGCCTGGTCGTGTGTCGGGTAGATTACTGTATTTCGATCTCGACACCGTGATCGTGGACAACATAGATTGGATGCATGATCTAGATGCCAGATTTTTCTGGAGCATCAGAGATTTCCGGCATCTGTGGCGGCCCAATTGGAAAGGCATGAACAGCAGTGTGATGCTGTGGGACACTTCAAGATTCTCCTGGATCTGGCGAGAGTTCCAGCAAAATGACGTAAAAACCCAGGCCCGGCTGTTCCACGGTGATCAGGACTTCCTCAACAGTGTGCTCAATGAAAAGGACTTGAAATTCATGGATGAAAGCCTGGTCAAGAGTTGGCGTTGGCAGATCAAGGACGGGGGCATGGACATGAAAACCCGGGTGTATCGTCGTCCAGATGCAGGATCTGTGCTGTTGCCCGGAGTAAAGATCCTGATATTCCATGGGTCTCCCAAACCGCATGATGTGCATGATCCTGTGATAGAACAGAACTGGGTTTGATTATAGTGTTGGTTTGGTATAAATACTTTTGGAGAAACAAACACTATGACAACACGTACTTTTCGACAATTTGGTCAATCTTATGGCAGTACACCGGCCACAATTACATCTACTGTAAACGGTACGGTAGTATTTTCCGGTCAAATTACAACTATTGACGCACCATTTCCTACTCTTCCAAATTTATCAATTACCGGTACTGAACTCTTTACCTGGACCAATACAGTGAATTTTTCGGGCACCCAGTCGTTCTCACTATCGGTAGAAAATTCTCCTTTACTACTGACTGATAGCACCGCAGATTACTGTGCCGCTAACAACACATCAGAATTTGGGTTTATTTACTCATATACGGAAGGTAACACAACTATATCAGATCCGTTTTCAAATGTATTCATTGATGGTGTGTCTGTAGAAAGAAGTTCCGATTACAGTGAATTATCTGGCCAATGGTATTGGCATATTCCTGCAGGTTCCACCTTCACTGCCACATTGAATGTGGAACCT